CGCGGCAGGCGGCGCAGCGGTTCGGGGAGGAGATGCTACCCGAAGACATTCAGAAGGCGATGACGAACGAGAAGGACCGGGACAAGCCGTTCTCGTTCCTGCATTGCGTGAAGCCTCGTGAGGAGGAGGACGGCTACGACGAGGAGCAGGTGACCCAGAACGGCATGCTCTACGTGTCGTACTACGTCTCCGAGACGGGCAAGAAGGTCGTCCGTGAGGGCGGCTACAACACGTTCCCTTACGCCATTGATCGTTACGTCCAGGCCCCGGGTGAGACCTATGGTCGGTCTCCAGCCATGATGGCGTTGCCGTCGCTGAAGACGCTGAACGAGCAGAAGAAGAGTGTGTTGAAGCAGGGCCACCGGGCGACTGACCCGGTCTTGCTGGCGCATGACGATGGGATCATCGACGGGTTCAACCTGACGCCGGGGTCGGTTAACTTCGGCGGCGTGTCCGCAGAGGGTCGTCCTCTGGTGCATACGCTGCCGACCGGCAACATCGCGGTGGGTGATCGCATGATGGAGATGGAGAGGTTGGTCATCAACGATGCCTTCCTCATCACTCTGTTCCAGATCCTGGTGGAGACGCCGGCCATGACCGCGACCGAGGTGCTGGAGCGCTCCCGTGAGAAGGGCGCGCTGCTGTCGCCAACGATGGGGCGCAGTCAGACTGAGTACCTGGGACCAATGATCGAGCGTGAGTTGGACGTGCTCTCTCAGCAGGGCCTCCTCCCGGAGATGCCTCAGGTCTTGCTGGAGTCGATGGCTGAGTACGAGGCTGTCTACGATAGTCCGCTGTCACGCGCGCAGCGTGCAGAGGAGGCGACTGGCCTGATGCGGCTGGTGGACTGGACGACGCAGAGCATCCAGATCACGGGTGATCCGTCCGCGCTGGACTGGATCGACTGGGACTCAGCCATGCCTGACCTGGCCGACATATCGGCTGTCCCTAACAGGTGGATGCGTGGTGGTGAGGCTGTCATGGCGATCCGCGAGCAACGAGCACAGCAGGCGCAGCAGCAGCAGATGCTCGAAGCAGCACCGGCAGCCGCTGGTGTGATGAAGGCGATGGGTGGAGCAGGGCAGTAGGTGATCACACCACGCACACTCGTAGACCGCGCCCGAGGCTTCCTGCGAAGCAGGCGCAACGCCTACCGGCGACTGTTTGATCTTGAAAGCCAGGACGCACAGATTGTCCTGGCTGACTTGGCCAGGTTCTGTCGCGCTAATCAGACGACGGTGACGCCTGATGATCGCGCGAGCCTGGTGCTAGAGGGCCGTCGGGAGGTCTGGCTGCGGTTGCAGCAGCACCTCCAGATGGATGAAGAGAGCCTATGGCGACTGGTAGACGGTCGCCCCACAGACACGACAGGATAATATTATGGTTGACGAAGTAGCCACCCCTGATGCAGGGTCTACAGGTGCTGACGCGGGAGCAGCGAGAGCCACTGGTTCCCCGTCTGTGTCCTCCACCGCAGAGTCTCTCGCTGCTGTTGAAACCCCCGCGTCAGCCGCCACTCCAGCCGCAGCGCCCGCCTCCCCTTGGGACGCGATCAGCGACGCCAATGTCAAGTCGTGGGTAGCCGCGAAGGGCTTCCCGGACGTGGACAAGTTGGCGACGAGCGCCTTCCACCTGGAGAAGTTGACGGGCGACCTGGATAGCGTCATGCGCCTACCGAAGGAGCAGACGCCTGAGAACATGCGCCCCATCTGGGAGCGCCTGGGCGCTGGAAAGACCACAGAAGACTACAAGTTCCCCGTGCCTGAAGGTGGCGACGACAGCTTCGCCAAGGAGGCGGCGTCGTGGATGTTTGAGGCCGGTGTTCCTGTGCCAATGGCCAACCAGTTGGCCGAGAAGTGGAACGCCTACGCCGGCAACCTGATGGAGCAGCAGGCCGCAGGCAGTGCCGAGCGTGACGCGGCCCAGTTGGCTGAGATCAAGGGGGAGTGGGGCAAGAACTGGGAGGCCAACGCGGCCATCGTGGATCGCACTGCTGACACATTCGGCATGACCGAGACGCAGTTGCAGGGCCTGAAGCAGGCGCTAGGACCGGGCGAGGCGCTGCGGTTCGTGCTCAACATCGGCAGCAAGATGGGTGTGGACGATCAATTCGTCTCCAGCAACGGCGTCTCTCGCCAGTTCAGCGCGGGCGGCTCACCGGAGGCGGCGCTGGGTAAGATCCAGGAGTTGATGCGCGACAAGTCGTTTGCCGCTCGCTACAACCAGGGTGATGCGTCTGCGCGTGAGCAGATGACACGTCTGCATCGCGCTGCTTACCCAGAGGCTTGACATCTGTGGCTAGGTATGGAACAGATAACAGCACCATCCGCCTTGAATGCGTCAGGCTGGTACACCGACACGATCTTGAACCCCAACGGGTGATTGATCGTGCGGACGCCTTGGCTACGTACATCATAGGCGACAGAGCCGGGAACACGTCGCAAGATGTGCCGGGAGACACCGTGAGAGTACGGACGCGACGCTCGCGTAAAAGCGCAGAAGTAAGCCCTGCCTAGCAGGTAAGCCCTTCGAAGAACCCGTAAACCGGATTTTGGAGGGACTTTAAATGTCCATCAATGTCATCCCGACATTCCAGGTGCAACAGTACAGCACCAATGTTCAGCTTTTGCTCCAGCAGCAGGGCAGCAAGCTATCCCCTTACGTTATGATGGGTAACCACTATGGCAAGCAGGCCAGTCCTGTTGACCAGATCGGTAAGATCGAGGCACAGAAAGTCGTGTCCCGCTTCGCCGCGATGGGCCGTGTGGATGCTCCGACGAATCGTCGGTGGGTCTTCCCGACCGACTATGATTTGCCGCAGTTGATCGACACCTTCGACAAACTGCGCCTCATTACTGATCCAGAGAGCCAGTACGTTACCAATGCGGTCTACGCAATGGGTCGTGCTCGCGACACTGAGATCATCGAGGCGTTCCAGGGCTCGGCCAAGACCGGTGAGTCTGGTGGCACGTCCACGGCCTTTACGGCGGCGAACGAGATCGACGTTGCTGTTGGCGGCACCAACTCTCGCCTGAACGTGGCCAAGCTGCATGCGGTCCGTGAACTGGCGATGTCCAAGCACATCGACTTGGACATGGACCCGTTGTATTGCGGCCTCACCGCCAAGGATGACAGCGCTCTCCTGAAAGAGATCGAGGTCATCTCGTCCGACTACAAGAGCGGCGACGCTCCTGTGTTGGAGAACGGCAAACTCACCCGCTTTCTGGGCATTAACTTCGTCCACTGCGAGTTGATCGAGACGGTTGCCGCTGGCACCAACGAGGTCAACGTGCCGGTCTGGACGAAGAGTGGCATGCACATGGGTGTGTTTGGTGAACTCACCACTTCGGTGACGACCCGTAACGACCTCCAGGGTGAACCCTGGCAATTGTACGTCATGCAGTGCGTCGGCGCGACTCGCCTGGATGAAGAGAAAGTCTTCAACATCGAATCCTACCGGGCATAACGGGTAGAGAAGGAATAGAGAAATGGCTGTACAGCATCTCGACTCGGTAAGCATTACCGACATGGTTGCTACCCCGCGCGTACCCGTCGATGGGCGCGTTCAGGGCGGCACCATGAAAATCGCTTGCGGCACGGTTACACCTGCCGCGGACGACACCGCCAACAGCACCTATCGGTTCTGCCGTATTCCCTCGAACGCGGTCGTTCACCAGGTGCTACTCAGTTGCGCCGTTGCTTCAACGGCAGGTGCGATCAACATTGGCATCTGGCAGACTGACGGCAACGGCGACACTGTCGTTGATGCCGATCTGTTTGCTTCAGCCAAGGCGCTGATCACCACTGCAAACACCAATACCGACGTGACCTTTGAGTCGGGCGTCTACACCTACGCCTTCGCTGACGGCCCTCTGTGGGAGGCTTTGGCCCTCACCGAGGACTCTCAGCGTGACTACGACGTGGTTGCAGAGGTCTCGACGACCTTCAACGGTGGCCCGACGGCCATCCATCTCAAGGTCATCTACTCGGTGTAACTGATCGGGCGGGGCTTCGGCCTCGCCCTTTCAACAAGGAGGTTCAGCATGGCTGACCATTTCTACGGCGTCACCGCTCCGGGCGTAAGCGGAAACCCTGACGATGTCACCTTTGGCACGTCCACCGGCTCGACCGTCATTGAATTGCGCGTCACCGATGCCACCACCGGTATCACGGGCGACAAGACCGCCATCCTGCGCGGCCTCAAGGCGATTGAGAACTACATCAAACAAGCCGATCACCCGGTATAGGGAGCCTGACAAATGGCTGAATCTGCTCTCGACACTGCCACACAAGTTGGCATGCAGGTATGGCTCTACGAGTGGCTGGCTGTCGCCAACGGCGACACTGGCGCTCCGGTAGAGACCTACAATCTTGTCGATATGACTGTGACCATCGAGGGTACGTTCAGCACGGGCGGCTCTTGCACCATGCAGGGCTCGAACGATGGCTCGACCTGGCACTCTCTGACTGACCCGCAGGCTAACGCGATCACGAAGACAGCGGCAGGCATCGAGGTCATCGTTGAAGCTCCGCGCTACATTCGACCGAGCGTCACAGCAGGCGACGGCTCCACCGCTATCGACATTCGCTTGCTGGCACGCCGCGGCGCTCGCTGAACTGTAAACAACGAGGTGAGTCGGCATGAGCCTACGCCACAGACGACGCAGATCGCTATTCTTTGGCGGCAGCGATGCCTACGCTGTTGCGGGCTCGAAC